ATGGCCTGTTTATACCCCAAAACGAGTCAATAAGTCATGATTAAGGCTGAACAGGTCATCATTGGTGGGCCTACGGCTGAACTAGGCTCAAACGGGCTGGAATCGGTTTTTTTGCCGGTAACAGCTCCACGAATCCACTCACCGCTCAATGATTTGCCCACGCGTGGCTTTGAATTGATTGATTTCGCTGACAGATTCATTGATGGGGGCTTCATGCCATGGCAAAAATGGCTGGCAGAGCAATCTTTAAAAATTAAGAGTGATGGTAGATGGAAGCATCCGATTTCAATTGCCATGCTTCCAAGGCAACAAGGAAAATCAACCTACATGCTTGCCCGGATTGCTATGGGAATGTTCGAGTGGAATGAATCCTTACAGATTGCCTCAGCTCACCGGCTTGTTACATCTCTTGAGCAATTTCGTCACCTTGTGTTGATGATTGAAAAGCACGCTGATCTTTCAGCTCAGGTTAAACGAATTCGCTGGCAACACGGCGCCGAAGAAATTCAATTGCTCAACGGATCAAGATTTTTGATTAAGGCAGGCGGTTCAGCTGCTCGCGGAGCCTCACCCACAACTGTTCATTTGGATGAAATTCGTGAAATGCACGATTTGGAATCTTTTGCTTCATTGCGTTTTGCTTTAATGGCAGCAAAAAATCCACAAGTCAATGGTTTTACAAATGCCGGAGATTCACACTCAGTAGTTTTGCAAATGCTACGCGAAAGAGGTTTGGCAGCTGCTGCCGGTGCCGATGATGACATTGGATGGTTTGAATGGTCAGCTCCGACAGATGAAATTTCATTTGAAAATGCCGCTACCTGTAATCCAGCTTTGGGCATAACTATGCACCCAGATAATCTCCGGGCAATCTTGAATGATCCTGCCGAAATTATTATGACCGAGGTTTTATGCAGATTTGTGCAGACAATCTCTAGTGTTGTGGGAGCCAAAGAATGGCAGGAATGTGGTGATGAAACTATTGATCTTGATGAGGAAAAACTTACATGGATGGCAATTGACATGTCACCGGATAGAAAACACGCGGCATTGGTTGCTGCCCAAAAGCTTGGATCAGAGAGCTTTGTGGTAAAGCTGCTTCATACATGGGAAAACACCATCCAGCTAGATGATCGGGCAATTGCCAACGATGCAGCTAGTTATTGCCGAAAATATCCAATTGAGTATTTGCTTTACTCAAGGCGCACATCAGGTGCGGTTGCAGCGCGTTTGCAGCCGGCCGGCATTCCAATTCATGACATGGATTCCGATTACCCACAAGCTTGTGATGAGCTTTTGGGCGCAATTAATTCACAAAGGCTTAAGCACAGAAATCAGGCATCGCTGACTGAACAAATTCTCTCAGCTGTGCAATTGAGGCGTGGGGATGGTGGATGGGTTATTGGAAGGCGTGCAAGTGGCACAGTTTGCGCTGCCGTAGCAGCAGCTCTCTGCACACACTTTGCGACACGCCCAGAAACGGAAATTGATGTTTTAGTGGGTTGATGCTTGACATTTTGGGAAAATCGGCTCATGGGATTATTTGACCGCAAAAGCAATTTGCAAGCTGTCGCGCCATCGCGCGGTGCTGATGTAGCTGCACAAATTGGGCCAGCTCCAACACTCGATGCATTTTATCCATTTGGTGGAGCTGATTATCTTGCAAGCCGTGAAGAAGCTATGTCGGTGCCCGCAATCGCCCGCGCTAGAAACATGATTTGTAATTCAATCGCCACCATCCCCATGATCACTCGCGACAAAACAACAGGCCAAGTTATTGATCAACCTGTTGTTATATCTGATCCAGATAAACGCGTACCCGGAGCAGCATCATGGGTTTGGGCGTGTGAGGATTTGCTTTTCACGGGCTGGAGTTATTTTCAGGTCATGTCACTTTTTGCCGACACCGGCAGAGTGCGCGAAATGTGGAGAGTTTCACCAAATCGCGTTGGCACATTTTTAGATTCTAATGGCACCCAAATTGAATATTACACAGTAGATGGAAAGCAAGTACCTAACAGCGGTGTTGGATCGCTTGTTGTGTTTTATGGCAATGATGAAGGTTTATTGAATAGAGCTGGTCGAACTATTAGAGCCGGTGCAGAACTTGAGCGAGCTGCTGCAATGTATGCACGCGAACCCGTGCCATCAATGGTTTTGAAATCAAATGGCACAGCATTGCCAGCTGACCGCATTGCAAAACTTTTGGATGCTTGGGGTACAGCTCGCAGAAATCGTGGCACCGCTTTTCTCAATGCTGACATTTCAATGGAAACAGTTGGATTCTCACCAGAGCAAATTGGCCTCAATGCAGCTCGAGAAATTATTGCAACAGAATTAGCCCGTGCCGTTGGCATTCCGGCTTACTTTATTGATGCGCCGACTGGATCATCCATGACCTATGCAAACGCCAGCACGGCGCGTCAAACTTTGCTGGATTTCTCGCTGCTCCCGTTGATGAACAGTATATCCTCGAGACTTTCAATGCCAGATTTCACGCCATCAACACAGCGCGTGGAATTTGATTTGAAGGCATATCTCCGCGGATCAGAAAAAGAGCGTGCAGAGATTTACAAGATTTTGTTCGACATCGGAGCAATCACTACCGATGAAATTAGACAAATGGAGGACATGATCTCATGAAGCTAACAACACCAATGCAGATTACAGCTGCAGATTCAGATGCACGCACAATCACGGGCCGAATCGTTGCATTCAACGAGCACGCAAACGCGAGCACCGGCAAGGTTGTTTTTGCCCGTGGATCAATCGCTGTCAATGATGTATTTCTTAACCTTGAACATGACAACACACGCAGAATTGGAAAAAGTATTGCCATGAATGTGAATGACAAAGAAATGACGGCTACTTTCAAAATTGCTAATACAACAGCCGGCACCGATGCACTCGTTGAAGCAATGGATGGTTTGCGCGATGGTTTCAGCATTGAATTGGCCGTTGATAATTATGAAATGCAAAAAGATGGCACCATGAAGGTGCTCAATGGACAGCTCACAGCTGTGGCATTGGTTACTGAACCGGCTGTGCGATCTGCACGCGTTTCAGAAGTAGCAGCATCAGAAGATTCTGAAACTCATGAAGTTACAGAAATAACAAACCCAAATGAAGGAGACAAAGTGGATAACACTACCGAAAACACCGCTCCTGCCGTTGAACCGGTAGAGGCTCCAGCAGAAGCTGTGCAGGCATCACGACCTGCCTACTACACAGCTCCACGATCACCTATTGTGAATAAGGTTTCATACCTTGAGCACTATTTGAAGGCAACAATTCTTCATGATGAAGATTCACGCCAATACATCAAGGCAGCAGATAACACAACAGGAACAGCACCGGGAATGGTGCCAACACCACAAAGCACACAGGTTGTTAATGCATTGGCTAACGCTGATCGCGGAATGATTGATGCGCTAAGCCGTGAAACTCTTCTTGGCGAAGGAATGACATTTGAAATTCCTCGCGTAACTGCCGTGCCTACTGTGGCAAATGTTGCAGAAAATGCAGCTGTCACAGAATCATCACTATCAGCAACATTCTTGAGCGTACCTGTTCAATCTTTCAAAGGTCGCGCAATTTCGACTGTTGAACTCATTGACCGCAGCCGTCCAGAATATCTAACAGCTCTTTTGCAGAATCTTGAATTTGCTTATGCAAAAGTAACTGATGAATTTGCTGTTGGCACAATTGCTGGTGCAGGTCAGCAAACAGGTGTGAATGCAAACTCATCAACAGGATTCCTTGCTTACACATCACAAGCTGCCGGTGCTGTTTATTCATCATCACTCGGATTTGCACGCAACATTGTTGTTTCTCCTGGACAATGGACAAACATCATGGGTTACAACGACAATGGCGCACCTCTTTACAATGCAGCGCAACCTTCAAATCAGGCAGGATCAGTCCGAGGCGATAGCTTGCGCGGTGTAGTTTCACCGGGCCTTAACCTCTTTGTTTCTCGCTCAATTGGTAACGCTGGTGCAACAACATCAACTGGAGATTTCTCAATGGCTGTTATCAATCCAGATGCATGGACATGGTACGAGTCACCACGCTTTACATTGCGCACAGCAATTCAGAGCGATGGAACCATTGATATTCTTTACTATGGCTATGCAGCAATTGCTCCAAAGATTCCATTTGGCGCATGCT